ACGCTTTTCGTGTTTATTCTTATTGGTAGTTTCGTGTTTCCCTTCGTCCATAAAACCCGCTCACTTAATAAAAGTTGTTGCAGGTTTTCGTTAAAAGTTTCGTCAACCCAACCCGAATTTATTTTATATTTCGTGCTTCCGTTGTTATTAAAGATTTGTTTTTGTCCTTGCTTAACGTCGTAAGTCAAAGCGTCAATTGTCATCATAAAATTATAAGGTGTTGATTGAACTTCTAAATTTTCAAAACTTGCCTTGAAAAATGTTTCCCGTTGCCAACCCCCGTACTTATTTATAAAGTCTAAAACTATTGGTTCGTATTTACATTCCGTAACGGGTCTAAAATATCCAGTCCAAAAAAGAAAAGAAAAAGGTGTTGGAGCGGTTAAAAATTTAACTTTTGCACCTTCCGAAATCATTGAGGGCGGAACTCTGAAAAAATCAAATACCCTTGAGCTTGTTGCCGAAAAAGTAAATATTGTTCCAGTTTGTAAACCCGTGTATTCAATAATAAAATTAATAGGCAAGTAAGCCGTAATTGTTCCCGCTAAACTTTCAGCCGTTGTTGGATAAGCGGGGTCATAATAATAATTGTAATCCATTTCGTCGGCTAAAACAACCGCTTGTCCAAAAGAATAGTCGGGGTTAATTCCCGTTTCATAATAACCGAAGCCGTCAAACGCTCGGTAAGTTGCGTTAAATTGCGCAACATAATTACCGCCAATTAGATTGTAAGTATAAACATCAACTAAAGTATATTCTTCGTATGGTGTTAATTGTAAGTTAACGTTTGCGTTGTCGGGACTTGTTGGGTGCGTTATGTTTTCCCTTATGTACGGACTTAAATTGTAAAGCGTGACCGTGTTGTTTGAAGCGGGTATTAATTTACTTAACGTGTAAGTTGGTGTTGCAGGTGGCGACACGTTCGCCTTGTATATGAATATTTCGACTTTTGAACCCGTTTGAGTTGGATCGTCAACTTCGATTATAAACGGACTGCGAACGAAAATGTGGTCTTGTATAGGTAACGCCATTGTTATATGTTTTTAAAATTTTCTTTCATTATTGTATCAAATGTTTCTTCGGCTTCTAAGCCATAAGCTTCAATCATTTCGTCGGGTAAATTCTTAAATGCTTTTTCAAAAGGCGTGGTAAAAAATAAACTCCTTGATATACCTTGTCTAAAAACACTTTCACGAACTGCGAACGGACTTAACCCTTTTGAATTTGCCCATTGTGTAAAATGCTTAACGCTTGGTTTGTTTCCTATCTTAAAACTAAAAGGGCTGCCCTTACCTTTTTGCTTCCACATTTTACCCTTGTTGTTCGTCTTTTTAAACTTGCTTGTTGTTGACCTTACGCCACCCGCACCCATAACCCCTTGGTCTTGATAAAATCCGTATTCTTCCATATCAAAATAAAGACGCAAAGAATTTGGCATTACTTTTATTTCGCCTTTAATAGATTCGTATAATTTGCGGGTGTGGTTCTTTTTTAACTTGCTTAAATTGCTTCGTGCTTGTTGTATAACGTAGTCCCTAAATTGCTCAAGAATTATTTGTTGTTCGGCTTTTTCCATTTTAACAAATTGTCATTTCGTTTGGAACTAAAACGTCGAATGTCATCGTCCAACCGCTTAGTAAGTTTTCGAATCGTTCCGTAAATGGTTCACAAGTTGGGTTGCCGTCTATTTGGAATAAGTCGTAAGCTAAACTTCCGTGTAACATAATATCATAGGCTCGGTTTAAGATAGCTAACGTTGAGTTTAAAGCGTCTTGAGTGTTGTCGTTGCCTAAATATACATTCGTGTTTTCGTTCTTCGATATATCTACTAAATCCATAGCAATTAAAGAAATATTAAATCTGAGCACATTTGTTTCAAATGTACACGAATTAACCATTATATGAACAAGTGGGAAAATAGTCTGTTTAGCTAAATCAACTTGGAAAATGTCTCCTTCGCTTACTGAGTTAACTAATGCGTCTGCGTCAAAGTGCGCTTTTAGTTTGTCTATTGCCGTGTAAAATCCTATCATTTTAAATACTTGTTAAGTTGTCGTTGTTCTATTTCGTTTTTTTGTTTCTCAAAAGTTAAGTAGGTCAAACATTTAAGTAGTCCCATTGCGGTAACTTCGTCAAATTTTGTGACATCGCCTTTAGCGAGTGCATAAATTGATTGATACCAACCCCATTGTTTTGAAAATTGTGTTGCTTCGCTAAAGTCTCCAATACCTTCGGGTCCTTCGCTATCTCTTGTTCTAAATAGTGAATCGTACTTTGTAGTAATTCGCTTCCTAAATTCCAAAAAAAAACCGACGAACTTAACACAACTCCGAGCGGTGCGAACTTCATTAAGTCGGAAAATTCAGCAGTCCCAGTATAGTTAATAATTTCGTGTCCGTCTTTTCGTTTTAACTTTATTGGTCGGTACATAACCGCCATTGCTTTGTGATAAGTGTCCCAACTTTTTAAATTTTCCTCAAGGTCTACATATTCGCCAAAACTTATATTTTGCAGGTCGGGAATAAATCCGAACTCCATATCTTTAATTTTAAAAGTCGGTGCAAACTTCGGTGTATCGGAAAACAATTTATTAAAGTGAGCAACTAACTTTTGAACTTCGGTATATTTGATATTAATTATTTCTTTTAGTTCTATATCGCAAAAGATTTGAATCATTTTTTCCGCTAACATTTCGTTGTCGGTTGTTGTTTCTTTTACCTTAATAAACTTTTGGTATTGTCCTAAGGTAATTTCGTTTAAATCAGTTGGAATGGTTAATTCTAATTTCATATTTATATAATTAAGTTTTTGGTTTATTGTTATATGCAACCGCAATTTCGTAAGCGTAAAGTAACATTTCAAAATGTAGTACAAACTTTCGAGAATCGCTCATATTTATTTTAACCCTTACGCCTTTGCGTTGGTAAATGTATTCTTCTACAACTGCAATCATTACGTTTAAATCGTTTGTCATCTTATAAAATATAAACCTTTTGTTGGGTTCGCTAATTGGTACGATACCGCATAACGTAAAGCGTCTATTGCGTGGTTATGTTTGTCTATTGGCGTTTTGCTTTTCTTTTCCAACCACGAATAGTTATTTAGTTCTTTAATCAAATCAATACTATCTTCAGAAATTACCAAGTCGTAATCTTGTAGCAAACTGATTCCGTATATTACGCTATCCGCTCCTTTGATCGTTGGAACTACATTATTACCCAACGAATTTAGTTCGCTTATAAGTCTTGGTTCTGAGTTGTCACCAACTATTAAATCCTTTTCCGCAAAGTCTGAATTCAATCGTGCTATTTGACTTGTGGTTAATGCTTGTTTATAAAACAATAGTTTAACGTAAATAACTTTGTTTGCTTTGTCTATGTTTGTTTTTACTAAGGTTGTCGGGTCTGCACTGAATCCGTAATCTTGTCCGTAAACGTTTGTTCCTATTTCCCTAAATTGTCCGATTTTCCAATTGGTAAATATTACACCTTCGGCTTTGTCCAACCAACCCCCTAAAATTGTATGCTTGTATTTTTCGGGTCTTCGTGTTTTTATATTTTCGACTTGGTTTAAGAATGATTCCGATAAATTCTCTATGTTGTCTAAGTAAGTCGTATGTATGTAAGTGGTATCGTTTTTAATTAGCGTTGCGCCTTGTTCTATTCCTTTGCTTTCAAAAAACTTGTCATAAATAAAATGTTCCTTTGTCGTGGGGTTAAGGATTAATATAACTCGGTTTTGTTTTGTCTTGTGTCGAATTGATAAATCTATTTTGTCGAAGGTGTCTTCGTCCGTTAGTTCTTCGGCTTCGTCAAGTACCCAAGTCGTTACACCCTGCAAAGATTTAAGGTTTGCCGTTTGTGTACCAGAACTTGTTTTAATTCCTTTGAATATTATTTTGCTACCCGTTTGCAAATTTATTATTTCGTCTTTTGTTACAAGAAAGTTTTCTTGCATATCCATCAACTCAATCTTTTCTATGAATTCGGGAATGATTGAAATACCCGCACTTACTAAAGTGTACCGAGTAAACAAGACAACGTGTCCGCTTTCCTTTGTAAGCAATAATAAGAACGTAGTAACGCTATACGACTTCGACGAACCCCGACCACCCGTTACAATAAAGTAACGAGAGTCACTACCTAAATAATTAAACTTCGGGTTTAATACTATCAATTTTAAATAAGTCTTTTACGTCAAAGTCTGAGACGTTTAGGTTTGTATCGGTTGTTTGTTTAGGCGCTCCAAATGCGCTATCCATTACCGCCTTGTATGCGTTAACATCGCCTTTACTTGCTTTGTTTAACATTGCTAACGTAATCATTTCTTCTTGTGTTAATGATTCTATTTCGCCCGTTAAAACGTTCTTATGTTTAGTAATTAAATCTAAATATTGTCGTGCTATCGTACTTCGGTTCTTTGAACCCTTTGGTCTTCCGTTTGGATTAGTAACTTCGCCTTTTTTAAAAGATTTTAAGTTTTCTTCGTTTGCCATTTTTCACTATTGTTTCACTATTGTTTTACTTTCAGATTGTATTTTTCTTTTTAACTTTTTTAATTCTTTTGTAATTTCTAAATGGTGCATATTTGTTTTTATCCATTCTTCGGTTACAACCTTTTTATTTAAGTAAGCCATTGCGTTAGTTAGTCTCATTTTCGTCTTTGTATTCGTTTACAACTTTGCTTAATCCGTTTACTACTTCTCGTAAACAACTCCCGCAACTTGTCGGTTGCCTTTTTTGTGAAAAGACACGGTTATATATCTTAAGTAGTTCCCTTTGTTCGCTTGGAATTAAAACGTTTGAATTTAAAACTTTTGTTGTTGTTAAGTATTTGTATTCGTCTTGAGTTAAACACTTAGGCTTTAAGTAAGGGAATAGTTTATTTAATTTTTCCTTTCGTTTTTCACACCCGCAGTCTTCACCTAATAACCATTTGGCTACTTTTGCTATTCCCGTTTTTTCTAAAACAATTTCGATTGTGTCTCCTAATCCAGTAGGCTCGATTAATGTGTTTTCTTCAATGTCAATTTTAGTAAGTTTTTTCTTTGCCATAATTTCTATTTAATTAATTCGTAATCTTTGTTTTTATAATCTTGGTAATTTTCTTTTAAGTTTTCTTTGATTCGTGTTTTACAATACTTCAACGTATGGAAAATAGACGTAACCGATATATTTGTTTCTTTGCTTATTTCACGCATAGACATATCGGAATCTTTATATAAGTTGAATAACATTTGGTCGTACCAATGCCATTCATCTACTACGTTTTCAACTTGGTTCAATATAGAATTAAATGATTCGTGTTTTTCTACGTCTGGAGCTTCGTCGGGTAACATAGCGATTGAATCCAAATCTACTTTTTGCATTTTGTTTGCTTTATTAACGTGTTGTAAAAATGTATTCTTGAGCGCAAACCAAACATAACTTTTGTTTAAGTTTCCGTTGGTAAATAGTTTTTCTTCGTTGCTCCATTTCAATAACATTAAATAAGTTTCTTGTACTATGTCTTCAGCAAAGAAATATTCTCCAAATGAGTTGACTATCTTAACCCATTCTTTATGATGCTTTACAACTTTGTTAATCCACTCCAATTTTCTTTTGCTTAAATATTAATCAAATATATGTTTATTTTTTAAACAAATAACAAAAAATCTTATCAACAAACTTTTGTTAAATAAAAAACCCCTAATTAAAGGGGCGTAAACTTATTGTAGTTTCAAGCGGTAAATATACTTGTCTATCTTTTTTGCGGTTTCTAAACTTACGTCTTTACCTTGTAAAAATCGGTCTATATTGTACTGGTGGAATTTTTCACCTCTACCTTTTATTTCCTTAACAACTTGGTTTCGTGTTCGTGTTTTGAGTGCATCAATTAAACAAGCTCTTAAATTATAATCGTCTATTAACATCGGTCTAAATTTATTTCGTTTTCTTTTAAGATTTCAAAGAACTTTTCCCTTATGCGCTCAACCATTTCAAATTGATTTTCTTTGAGTTCTTCGTACTTCCAAATGCTTCTTAATTCGTCTTTGATTTCAGTTAATGAGTGCCACATTTTCATTGATTTTACTGCTGATTCAAATTCAAATTGGTCATCTGGTAGGT